GGGGTTTTTACCGGCGTCCTTTATACTGTCGAAACCGTATTTGTATTTTACGCTCTAAACACCGTTACTTTGAGTTATTATACAATACTGCGTTCCGGTTTTATTATTTTCAATATACCGTGGTTCAAGTTTCTCCTAAAAAAGCCGGTGACGCGGTTGTATTACGCGAGTTGTGCTGCTTTGGTTGTATCGCACGCGTTTGCGACGGCGCAGTATATCCTTCAATACAACAATGACGGTGGTGGCGGTGGTGGTGGTGGTGGCGGTGGCACCGTCGTGAGAAATACTGCGATCATATTCGCGTCTTGTTTTTTGAATTCATCGTATAACAACATCATCGAATATGCGATGAAGCTTCATGGCGATACGATGTCAAATATCGATTTTCAGGTGATGTTTCAGGCTACGTATTTCATACTTGCTGCTCCCTGGGCGGTAGTATATACTGTGAAACATACACCGCCGGTGACGGCGGGCTCGATGACCATGTACTTCTTTATCGCGTTTGGACTACAACTCTACATGTTCAATAAAATATATATCCTAAATAGTCGCGAGAGTATCATTCCCGCCAATATCCTGCTTAGCGGATTGGACATTATTCGCCGCGTGATCCAGCTCACTTATTCATTCGTATGTTTTAATGAACCGTTTGATGCGGTCATCGGGGTTTCCTTGGTGTTTCTAGGGCTGTCCGGGGGGCTCTTATTGTACCAGTATATTCAGGATTATCGGCGAAGCTCTGGCGTACATCATCGTAGAATGATCGAATTACCTGAAGTGGACGATACCGCGACAGAGAACGGGTATGATGGCGGTGATGAAAAAAATATAAAGGAAGAATCCGTATAATTTATTCGCGGATTATTCGTCGGCCTTCGATTTCATACTCGCCACCGCCTCGCTGATTCGCGCACACGAGAGATCGAAATACTTTGGAATAAGTTCCATCCCGATGAACTGGCGATTGGTATGAATACACCCGATTCCGGTTGTCCCTGACCCCATCGTATTATCGAGGACGACATCGCGTGGATTTGAGAATGTTTTAATGAGATACTCGATGAGTGCGACGGGTTTTTGCGTTTCATGGATCGTATCCGATTCGATATTGAACTCGATGAGCTCCGTGGGATAATTCTTGAATGTTTGCGTGTATTCGCTTTCACCGATGAGTTTATTATTTGGGCCAAGGTGGTGGCTTTGATTCAGCATTTTGCCGATACGTTTCTCTGAGTTTTTCTTCTTGATTTCGACGGGGACGAGGTCTTGTGGATTATATGTCATATTGCCCTTATGCCTTGAAGCAGCAGCAGCACCACCCGGCGAGAATACGCAAATATCTTCTGTGCATTTCATCGGGCGGTAATTCGCCAAGAGATACTGTGTCGTCTTGTTTTTTTTCCAAATCATCGTATATTTGAACCATTCGTAATTGCCTGCGATGAGTCGTGTCGTAAATGGCTGCTGACCGAATAGAACAACAACTCCGGTTGGTTTCACGAGTATGCGGCGGTATTCGACCCATAACTTGTCGATATCGATGACACTATCCCATTTACATTTCGTCGTGCCGTAAGGTAAATCGCAGAGGATGAGATGGACGCTGTTGTCGGGGAGCGTTTTCAATAATTCGAGACAGTCACCTTGGATTAAACGGATATCTTTGTGTATTGGCGCATCGTCGAGAGTCACACTAAGAGGAATTGCGACAGTTGCTGGTTCAGGTTCTGATTCTGGCTCTGGCTTTGGTTCTGGTATTTCACCTTCGACATGGTCACATACAACCGGTGGGGCGGCAGGATCGACTGCTTTCTTAATCTTTATAATCTTCTTGATTACTGCGGGGTTAGCGGGAGCGGGAGCGGCGGCAGCGGGGGGAGCGACGGATTCTTTCGGCATAGGTGGCGTAGTGTATCGTTCTTCTGTCTTTACTATTCATCCTTCTCAGCAATTTATATCAATTTTTTACTGGTCGTAATGTTGAAAAGTGAAGGTATAAATAGAATATCGCGAAATTCAATAGAAAAAGTGCTTCGATTGCGAATATGGCGATGTTCTGAATAACACCGATAACCGTAATCACCATGAATAGTATTTGCGCGTAAAGAAGCAGGCGGAGGTTGTCGTGAATGTCGTTGCTTTTATGGTGGAAAGTATGCCCGATCATGAAACCGATGATTGCGAAGAATGCCGCCGCCGCAAAGATATAATGTGTGTGGTTTTGTTCTGGAATAAATATCACACCGAATATTCCGCAGAGGAGGACGATGATGGCGGCGAGTGACCATCGCTGTCTCTGGTATTCATAAAGCACGGTGAACCCCGCCATGATAAGCATACATAGCGCGATAAAGTGTCTTGTTTGGAATACTGTGGTGATGAGGGGGGAGGCATTATCATGTGTATCGGGAGTGGCAGAGGCGGAAGTGAATGATAAGAATGGTTCTGTGCTTGTTATGATGCTTGAAATACTTCTTGTTGCCGTATCTGAATGTTGGTATTTGTAATAGACGAATGCGATTGGGGCAAGATATGCCGCGATCATACATACTAAAATGCTTGTTGGAGTCATCTTATTATAATTACCGAATTGTAATCATAATAAAAAACGAATTTATGACACTACCACTCATCACCCTACCATTCGTAATATTTTATATCGGCACTAACGATTGAACATGTTTCCTTTATCATTTGTGAATACTCTTGTGTGCCGCAAATAAATACTACAATATCTTGCGGTCTATTCGTTTCATCTGGATTCTCGATAAGAGTTGTCAAATAATCAATAAAGATTGTGGGTGTGAGTTTGCTTCCCTCATTTGATATATACAGTTTTTCGATTATACGTTCTGAGGTCGGAGCACGTAATATGGCATCGTCGGGCGAACGATATGATGAAAGGTAATGAAGTTCTTGACGCGTCGTCGGTGTCGTTTGTGACCACGCAACACCCATACTATAAAATGGAGTAATTCCGGAACCACATGAACACATAATTATATATTTTTCACTAATCTTGGTTCCGTCGCATATAAACGACATTATGGTTTCCGACGGGTCATAATACTTGACACCAAACGGTCCTTTTACAAATACGGTTTGATTCACGAGATACTTGTCACATATAAGTGGTGAGACCTCGCCATTTTGAACGCGTTTAACGAGAAAGGTCGCAGTCTCGGTAGTTCCGGAGGTGTATTTTACCGGAGTGTATGGCCGTTTCTTTGTATCAAAATACAAATTAAAATACATTCCCGGTCTATACTTCGGATAGTTTTCGCAGAATTGTATCGTGATTTTATTGTGGATTTGACCGCCCTCTTTTCCTATTGTCATATTTTTATAAACTCGATGATTTGATTCTTCACGATTATTATCTTTTTCAATAATTGTATTCATGAACCATTCTCGAATCTGCGTCTTTGTCTCCTCATCATTCGTAATATAATAATACAATAACGAAACGATAGGAACGGCAATCCATACGAGTGAGGTAAATATGTCGTCGGTAGACGCATGCGCCGATGTGGCATACTTCGCAAATCCGCCAATTAGAGCCACTAATGACCACAATATATATTTATTCACTTTCAATTGAACACGTAAATGTATCAACGCTACTCCGAGAATCATGATTGGATATAATCGATAATCTGCTGCGTTGATGAGATAAACCACCAATAAACTAGCCCCATAAAACATGTGATACCAAAACGCCGAAATAATATTTTTACGGACAAGGGTCATCAAAAACGACGCAATTTGAATAGGAAATGCCACCGCAAGAATATATGGAATATCGGCAAACAGACAAACCGTTGTTGCCATAAATTGTGAATGTGTATAAAAATATTTAATTGCGGATTGAACCGACGCTGGACAGTCACTCCAGTAGGGCATCGTAGCTGTCGTTGTTTCTTTACGATTTTCGCGTAGATATTCTGTGCTTATATCGGCAAGCTTCATCGCAACAAGAACAAATACTAAACGCACAATAATCGCTGTGGCAGATATTCTGTCTTCTTTAGAATCGAAGAAAAAATATAAGGCGTTTATAATGAGAAAACTTCTCACCGCGAACACAATCGAATGTGCACGAAACTCCTGCCATATCATCGGGAGAATACCAGTTCGGGTGCGCGGAATAAGAAACTGAAGCGCAGAAAGTGAAAGAATTGTATGAACCCAAGTGATACCAATAAACCCACCATCAACACTTCGAAGTGTCATTTCTGCAGTGGCACCACTATAAAAACAATCAAATAGAAGATAAAAATAGTTGAGGAGCGAAACAACACCCATGCTTTTATGAATATGGAACCTGTCTTCATGTGTGATGAGTTTGGATATTTTGGTCTTATTATATTCCAAGCGATGCTTACGTTTAAAACGTGGGTCGTCTTCTGATAAATCTTCCACTTTGTAATTCCCGAGAAGATTGACTGCGTATTCGGAATGACCAACCGCGTTGAATTTTTCGGTGAGGTCGGGTATATTGTCGTTGTCAGCATATTTTGTAAAGACGCCAGCACCTCCCGGATGTTCTGATATGAATGTGGTTATGTCATATATGTTGTTATTGATAATCACCTTCATTAGAATAAGTATCAGCTCTTATAATATTATTATTCATTAATCTCTATATTTATTATCACGGTTTCATGTATTATTTGTTATTTGGTACACCGCATTATACAGCACAATATTCGCAACATTTGCTACGAGATGAATACTCGCATGAGCATAGGTAGCCGGCCATATTCGTCCACGGTTTAGTAAGGAGTTGCTCGTGATATAGGATGCCGCACTCACAGCGTTGAGTATAGAGTAAGCGGTGTAATGTGCTGGCGAGGTATATCTAAATGCGTAATAGGTCTGGTAGCTTACGCCGGCGAATACAACTGCGATGTCGAGTGTTCGCCGCCATGAATCACGGAGAGGGTACCGCCAATAGTTGAGAGAAGTCGCCCATACAGATGCGGGGACAATTGCGAGATGGGGGGGTATAGCATGTTAGCGCATAGATTGTCGAAGGGATGGACAACTACGCGCAATACCAGATGAAATAGGCGTTGGGGAGGGGGAGTGTGAGTGACATTATATAAACATATATTATTATCTATTTACATAATATTCGATTCGATTCGATTCCATTCCATTCCTTTCCATTCCATGGTCGTCCTCCTTCCTAACAACCCCAATCCAACCCGCGCCGATATCGACGCGTTTATTCGCGAATCGTCGTCGTCGGAATACGGCATCACACAAATAACAAACACGATCCGAGAGATTCACGGCAAAAGTGGCGTAGGAGCATTACTTCATCCCGCGGAAGAGTATTTTCTTGAAGCGGTGAATCGTGTTTGTCTTCATCTTCATCATCATCTTCATCATCATCTTCATCATCATCATCTTCATATTCATGAGACTATTGAAGATTAGACTTATTACCTTTCAGAGTCATAGTCATAGTCATAGTATAATAGTTATGGATGTTCTTTTTGAGTAACCGGTAGCTCCATGCGTATCCCATAGAATACACCATCATAATAAGTATTTGTGTGATAAAATGATACTGTAATAGGGTTTCCCGGTTTTCATAAATAAATAATGAAAGTTGAATGATCCGAAAATAAGAATACGATATTAATTGAAGCAAATCGGAGAATGCCTTGAGATGTTTGTATTCTGTGTATTGTTTATTCAGATAATACGATACATATATCATGATATTCGAGTTTTCAAGGAGAATATATGCGTCTAAAATACAGTATCCGTTCGGTTCAGTTAGCGCGGAGTATAATATGAATATTCCTGCGAAATGATGTATAATAAACGGTATTTGTTTCGCGAATTCGTCGTTTCTTTTTGTTTGAGTATATATGCGGTGTGCCATATAAAGAAGGTCATACATGAAAAACGCGACGCTTGCGTGAACTGTGTAGTCCAGATGATAGTCATATTTGTAGTGAGCAATAAATGATACGCAATGAATAAAACTGATCGCGTTATTCGCGAGTTGGGGTGATTTGTATTTTGCGATTTGAATTGAAATCGTATGCCAAAAGGTCATAATGGGAATGATATATTCGACGTTCATCGCTTGACTGAATGAATAAACGATATGAATAATAGTATACATCATATCGTTTTATATTTTATATGATTACCGAGGAAATCCGGGTAAAGCGCGGCTTGGGCCGCTGAATGGTCCGGTGGGGCGACCTGCTAAATTGAGACCTATTGCGCCAGCCTCTGAACGAGTAAGTGCGCCGGCGTTGTTAGCAGCATGTTGAGCTGCGCGAGAAGGATTTGCTAAAAGACCAGTGTTGGAGCTAATCCGATGGCCGCCAGACTGAAAAGTAGGTCCGCGAACACCGTTGGCCGAACCGCCAAAAGGAACACCTGAACCGGGGCGAGAAGAAGAAGATATGCGAGACATCGTTCGTCGAAGAATGTAGTGTAGAAAGGATCAAAGATGGCTTTTATGACATAATAGTGGAAAATAATTTTATATCCTTTATGGATGTTTCGGGGTGGCGGGTGGCGGAACGAATAGATGTATTTCTAAACCGACGACGACGACGACGACGACGACGATGAGTCTTTTTCAATCACAACCCGCTTTGCTACTTTTCGTATCACCTTATCTATATTCCCGTCCTTCTCTCCATCAGTGGCGGCTTTCGAGAGGCGGAAGTAGGTTTCATTCTCTCGGGTGTTGCTATTCAAACAGCGCGGGTTGGCCTTCGCCCATTCATTGACGAGGACAACATTCTTGTGTTCTACCGCAAGGACAGCATTCGTCATTTTTGTGCGTTCGGGGCCTTCGCGTTGCCATTGGTCGTCTTCCTTCACGTAGAGGGTTTCGCGTTTGATGTCACTGCAATGGACCGGTCGCTTGTATACGTCTGTTTTCTGAAGGTTGTCGATAAGGATGTTTGACATTCCCTCAACATAACCTAGGCGGCCTACATTCTCTAGATCGGTCATATTCAACTGGATGGAATTCACAAAGTCCTTCATGTTCATCGCATCCTTACACTTTTCATTCAAAAAGAGGTTCATGTTAAAGGTCGGGTTGTTACAGTTAGTGATGGTGTTGTGGCTATTGGTGTTAGTGTTGGTGTTATTGTTGTTGTTGTTATTGGTTGTGTTTGATAATATGCCACTTTTACAGAATTCCATCATTTTGGTTTGAAATTCTGTATTCTGTTGAATCAAAAGCAACATCGCATTTCTTAGTTCTTGGTTTGCGGTTGTTAGTTCTTGGTTTGCGGTTGTTAGTTCTTGGTTTTTTGATACAACATCGGAGACATATTCTTGTGATACAGCAGCGTTGCGAACCTCAGCAGTTGAAGCAGTTGATGCGCTCGATTCGTCCTTGCCAGAACACACATTTTTATGCTTATAAATGCTCGTCCTATGTTTGAATTCTTTTTTACATAAAGGGCATGTATATTTATGGCCTGTTGTTGTCGATGATTCATGCGTATTTGTGTGGTATTGGACATTCTTATTATGTTTGGGTGTATTTACATGTCGTTCGTAGTCGGTTTTATTACTCGATGTAAAATCACACAAATCGCAAACGTAACTGGTTTTTAGTTTATGGTATTCCATGGATGTATTCTTTATATTTTATATTACGACAAAAAATACGCCTAAATATACGACCAACGCTTTCCGCGGACGGTTCGTAAAAAAAAGTCAGTCACAATATTTTTTATCAAAAATTCGCATTTGTGAGCATAATGGTCACAACCGTGTTTTTTGATGTTTTGAAAATCGCGTTTTAAAAACTTCCAAGCGCAAAGGCCAAAATGGACATTTATTTGGACATTTCTAACGGACGACAAAAATACGCAAATATTGCGGGTTCGGCAATACATACATATTGGAATATTATAGTAAGCCAACCCATTTATGGTGTCATATTTACAAGACTACATAAAACACGCTTGTGTGTTTTTCCATCCCCATAATCGTCGAATTCCGAACTATAAAATTCCCGATTTGTGTGAATTTTCATGATTTTGAACGGAATATTTTTGGCCGTAAAGTCTTTGAAAATAGGGGACCGAGGTTTTGGAACCAGGACTTTTGGATTTTCATGATTTTGAACGGAATATTTTTGGCTGAAAAGTCATTCAAACTTATATTTTGATTCGTATAAGTTTGAAGGTTTGAAATTTGAACGAAAAGTGTTCATTCGAACGGAATATTTTCGGCTGAAAAGTAGGATTTCCGAATATTCAGCCCAAACTGAATTCTAACCCTAATATAATCGCAATCATCGAGAACCAACTAAACGCGTAATTCAACGAAGCACCGCGGATTTTTCCGTAGGCTCGCGCCATGAAGGGCAGCATGATAAAAAACAGCACCCACGATAAGAACCAACCTGTGAACGCATAGGCTGAGAACCGGATGATTTCGTCATATTTATGGTAAAACTGGCGAAGAGTGTCTATGGACATATTCGATAAAATTGAACAATATTTATAATACTATTGTAAATAAACATAAGAACAGACGATCAAAGAAATATGTCACAGAACGGCTACATCTATATTCGCAGACATTCATCATATGACGCATTCAACGCGTGTAAATTAGGAAAAACAACAAATATACCAGATCGAGATTCAATATATGCTACTGGTGAGATTATAAGAGGACGTTTTGTGGTCGTCCTCGAAGTTTCGTTGCCTCAAATGAGTATTATTGAACGATTTCTCCAGCATGAATTTCAAACGTATCATATAAAACGTGACGCTGGATCCGAATTTTACAGTAATGAGATCATAACATGTATAGAACCATGTCTCCAAGAGCACGGAATCACATATCGTCGTATTCCAGAATGTGAAATCGTTGAACTATTGCGAAAACATCGTATTCGCAACAATTTTCAAAAATTACGCGCTTCACTATTAATTTTCCGACTGAAACAACGCTCCGAGTCTACTTCTTATGTCCCACGAGCATATCAAAATGCTATTATTGCGAAATCAGTAGAACACTTTACAAAAAATAACAAAGGGCTTCTTGTTCTTACGTGCGGGATTGGCAAGACTCTGATTTCGTTGTGGGTAGCGGAGAGATTAGAGCGAAACAACCGGATCGTGATCGGTGTTCCAAATAAGCAGTTAGTGAAACAATGGAAGTCTATTATAACGCTTTTATACGCGGATTATCCACTACTTGTTGTATCAGGTGGTGTAAGTGTTGACGACGTCGCCAAATTTATTCAATATAACGACAAACGCCATATCATTATAACGACGTATTCATCTTCTCACAAGGTTTATACAGCAGCGACCGCCAATTCTTGTTCGTTTGATTTCAAAATCAACGATGAATGTCATCATTTAACAACGACAAACATGCGTCTTGCGGAAACAACAAAATCATATATACATATGCTGATGATTCCGTGTGACAAGCAATTATCTCTGACCGCTACGTTGAAGATGATCGATGATACTTCAAATGTCGATGGCAGTATAGACGAGAGGTGTATGATATCGAATGACGACACAGACCATTTCGGCGAAGTGATTGAACGACGTTGTGTATTATGGGCAATCCGACAAGATATTATTTGCGATTATCAAATTCAAACGATTGTGGCGTTGGAAGAACAACTTGAGGTTCTTTTCCAACAGTTTGAAACACGCGATGAAAACAATCAACGTCTTCTACTCAGCGCATATGCCGCGTTGAAAAGTATAAGCGAAAGACATTCGCATCATATGCTGATATATTCCAATAATAAGGCGAACTCAACACAAATCATTACATACATACGACTCCTTCTGGAAGAAAAATATTTCGATATTCCTGAATTATATTGTTCAGAATATCATAGTGATATGAAATCGGGGATACAAAGCGATATTCTCACAAATTTCGGTAATTCCAAGAAGGGTATCATTTCATGCGTCTATTGTCTTGGTGAAGGTTGGGACTTTCCTTTACTCGACGCAGTCGTATTCGCGGAAAATATGTCATCAAATATTCGTATTGTTCAGTCAGCATTACGGCCTTGTAGAAAGAATGTGGACGAACCCAACAAAATCGTGAAGATTATATTACCGATATTGAACAGAGATGATTGGTTGTCTAATCATGAAAATCCAGATATGCGAAAATCCCGCGAAATTATTTACCAGATGGGACTTGAAGATGAAACAATATCACAAAAAATCAAAGTATTTCAGATTGAAATCAAAAAATCCGAGAGAAAGCTGTCGCTCAACGACCACGACGACCGCGACCACGACCACGACGGCGACCACGACCGCGACCACGACGACGGCGACGACGATATCGGAGAATATGACGACGAACTTACCCAACAACTACGACTTAAGACGGTAAAGCGAGCAGCGCTCGGCACATCATACGAACGCGCAAAACGAATCATCGCAGACCACAATATAAAAACCCGAATGGACTATTACAATTTATGTCAGCGCGACAACCGCTTACCAACTGAACCTCAAACAACATACAACGGTCAATTCACAAATTGGATCGATTATTTAGGAATACAACGTGTCTATTATCAGGTAGATGTATGTAAGGCGAAGGTAAGTGAATACTTGTCACAGCACCCAGAAATAAGAGCAAATGGATTAGATTTGTCCAAAATCTGCGAGGATTTGTGTTTATTGGACCCACTTTTCCCACCAAATGGGCTATGGACCGATTATTACAATATACACGAACTCAGCGAAATCATAGTAATTATCAAAAAACGAAAAGCCAACATCGCCTTATGAATGGTGAGGGGAAGTAAAAAATACTTGTTAATGGAAAAATTGAAATAGATTTCAGAAAAAACGATATAAAGTATTTTCTACTTGGTTATATATAAATCCCGCGATGTCGTCATCGAAATCATATACGTGCGACTTATGTAAGAAGGTTTTTACTCAGAAGATTGATCTTACACGTCATCAGAATAGGAAGGGTGCGTGTGTGTCTGTAGGTGAAATACAACAAATGGCGATGAAGAAGGAGGAGAAAACGGATGTTCGGAATGAACTTAACAACGTGTTTGACCGGTGTTTGGATATACTGCGTGCCGAAGGTCATACTGGTGAAAAGGCGTTGCGAAATATTTCGTTGCTCTTGATTTTGAAATTACTTGAACCTCTGTTTCGGTCTGGAGGTAAGATTGATATTGCGAAGTATGATTTCAGCGCGGGATTGGAGGAACATTTTGATAATGAAGGGTTAATCGAACACAACAAACAACGACTACTAACGTGTGTGCTTTTCAGCAATTTATCGAAGGAGAAAGAAGATAATATTCCGCAATTGTTGAAATACATTTGGGATATTATATTGTCGTGCCATCCAGCAACCAAATCTATATTTCTGAAAGGTCGCGGCTTTGATATTCGCCATCAGTCTACATTCAAGAAATTAATTGACCTACTTTGTAAGGTTGATTTAACGAAAACTGAGTTCGACGTTCTGGGAGAGGCATATGAAAAAGTTATACAAAATATAATGACCACCTGTAAGGAGTTGGGTCAATTCTTTACCCAACCATTAGTGAAGAAAATGATGGTGCGTCTTATTGACCCGCAAGTTCGCGAAGATGGAACGTTTGAATCATGCGCTGACCCAACGATGGGAACGGGCGGATTCCTGATTACATATTTACAAACCATCATGGAACAGGCCAAGATACGCAATATTAAACTGAACTGGGATTATATCATTTCCACCGGTTTGTATGGAAAGGAACTCAACCCAGATACGTTTCACTTGGCAGTTTCAAATATGTTGATTTCATCAGGTTATATGTTTGATGGATTGGAATGCGGTGATAGTATCCGCCAACCAATTACGCGAAAATTCGATAATATTCTGGCAAATCCACCATTTGGAATTAAACTGAATTATGACGAGTTACAGTCACCGCTGAAGTGTCAGTATTTTCCAATCAAGACGGATATTGCCGTATCACTCTTCATTCAGGCAATTATTTATATGCTGAATATCGGTGGGAAATGCGCGGTTGTATTACCAGACGGTCAAGACTTGTTTTCAAAAACGAATGCCTCCTTAGTTGCGGTTCGCGAGTATCTTATGAAAACATGCGACTTAAAAGAAATATACTATCTCCCTTCTGGTATATTTACCAACACATCCATAAAAACATGTGTGTTTTACTTTGTGAAAAAACGCGAAGGGACCGAAGTGGTCGAAGTGAAAATCAACGTTTCTAAAACGCAAGCTGAAACCGGACGCGATTACAAGTTTTCAAAGACGCATCAAACAACAAAAGTCGCGTTTTATGACTATAATCCATATGAGGGTGAAGGTGTGAAAAATCTCTTGGTTGAAGTTCCGATTGAGAAAATTGCGAGTAATTCATATTCGCTGAATTATGCGGAATATATGAAAGATGATGCCGAAGAAGAACAATACGAAGATGGTTTTGTGGCGAAGACACTTGGGGAGATTTGTAAGTTCTTGCCAAAAAGCAAAAGGAACGCAAAGTATGGTAATACTGAAGGAAAATATCCATTCTTCAAAAGTTCTACAAAGGTTGATAGTTATGTGAATGAACCGGATTATGAAGAAGAAAGTTTGGTAATCGGTGATGGAGGAGAACCGAACATAAATTACGGTGTTACATTTTCAGCAAGCGACCATTGTTACATTCTTCAAAACAAAGATGTGTCATTATTGAATCTCAAATATGTTTATTATTATTTGTATCATAATTTGGAAATGATGAAACAATTATATACAGGTGTTGCTATTAAAAACATATCAAAAACAAACATTCAAGGAATTAAAATCCCGATTCCGTCTTTTGAACGCCAACAAGAAATCGTAAAACATTTAGATTCTGAATACGAAAAAACCCGTCAGTTGGAAATTGAAATAGAAAACAAAAAAAAACAAGCTCATCAATTTATTGATAGGATTGCTAAGTCTAGTAGTAAAAAAGAGGACCACAAAGAAGAGGACGTCGCGAAGAATGCTTTTCCTGCTGCTGCTGCTGCTGCTGCTGCTGCTGCTGCCACTTCTTCTATCGAAGAAACTACTACACCAATATCTAAAATCGCTCCAAAAACCCGAAAAATAATTGTAAAAAAGCCGGTGGCGAATTTGTAGGTAAGTGAACTGTGTCTATTTCCTGTCACTGCGAGTTCTTCGCCCACTACCACGTCTTCGTGTGTTACGTATATGTCATCGTCGTGATCGTCATTTTATTTTTACTTGTTAAGGAGTCAAATCTTCACAAAACGACGACATACCATAGGGATATTTCTTTCCGGTGCGGACATCCACGTAACCATTCGTATCCGCACAATTCTGCGCAGACCATCCAGTTGTCCAGTTCCATCCAGTTATCCGTGTAACTTCATCGCGAAGAACCATAACGTATTCAGGGCATCCTTTTGCGAGTTCTTGACAGTTGGCGTAGTAGTGTTGGATGGAATGAAGATGGGATGGCGTGCTTTGCTGGTATGCGTGCCATGACTTAATGGAGAAGGTGCGGTATTTTGTAGCAGATACGGCTGGGACGGTAGTAGTTGACATAGATACTTTGTGATTGTGAGATTGAAATGTATAATATGTTTTTTAGACAATTCAATTTTATTCGAAATATTATTTTATTATTTTATTATTTTATTATTTTATTATTTTATTATTTTATTATTTTATTATTTTATTATTTTATTATTTTATTATTTTATTATTTTATTATTTTATTATTTTATTATTTTATTATTTTATAATATTATATATATATATATATATATATAGCTCATATTGCGAATCATTATCGAAAACGCACAAAAGGAATGTCGTCCCCACAAATAACGACTAGGATAAACCAACAAGGTGATGAAGAAATAGGTTATTGGGAAGAAATAGATGTAACTAATAATGAAGGACAACCAACAGGCGAAAAAATAAATAGATGGGTACCTCAGCCTATTCAGGCTCCTGCCCTTAAAACGTTAGGTAATGATTATGAAACGAATGGTCCTACAGGCGCACCAAAAATTTTAGCACTTTTACATATTGTGAGTCAAGATAGTAGTATTGTTAGAGCAGGATCTGCGGTTGCTAATAGTCTTGTTTTATCATTTTATAGATTGACGAAATGTGAAGATGATGTTAATAAATTAAATCGACAATATACCCACCAAAGAGATGCTGTTTCACAAGAAGTTCGAACTGTTATAAGGTGGAAGTATGTTCAGTTATTTATCAATATGTTTGAAGATGAAATTACAGGTCAAACAGACAATAAAGTTTCGGGTAGGACGGTGCTCGAATTTGGCTCCGATCAAACCGTATTTAATCCCGAGTATATTTTTAGTAAAAATTGGAATGTATTGGGTAGATCAGTTGGTCCAGCAGTCGCACTAATTTCATTTGATGAAGATGAAAGTAAACGTATAACAGATGTAACTGTTTTACGTGAACAGTTTCCTAATAATAAGGACGGAATTTCTTGGATTGTTCCGGTTAAATTATTAAACCCCAAATGTATTCATGTAGGTACAAACTATAGAGATAACGGTTGTAGTCTTTTTCATGGTTTTGATGGTTTTGATGAAGAAAAAAATATCATGCGTGCGACAATAGAGGACATAGTGAGAAAGCATACTGAAACAAAGCAAAAAAAAGACACACTAGAGGGTGAAATAGAAAAAATTGAAAGTAAACACGAAGCCGAGATTCAGAAAATTAACGATCAACAACTAAATTATTTAGATAAATTTCGAAAAGAAAGGCAAGTTAAAAAATATAAAAAAACAACTGAATATTCGGATGACCTAGAAACAATAAAAAATAAAAAAGACGAAATAGACAAAAATAACAGACATTTAATACAACTTGTAAATCAGTATAAACAAGAAAAAGCTAAACTCGCAGAGATTGATAGAAAAAAGCCCATCGTTTATTATGGCGTGCTTTTAGATATCAATCGAAGTATTAGGTTTTTTATAGACCCACAATTTTCAGAAGCTAGTTTGGTAAATCTAGTTTATCAAGAATGTATGAAGAGTAAGTCAGGAGGAAAACGTCGAAATAATAATAAAAATAATTGTTATCTAAAGTTCAGAAAAACGAAGAGAAAAAATGCCAAACCTCTGCGTAAGAATACTAAAAAATACTACCGCCGTTCAAATCGTAAATAAATATAAATTAAAGTATAGATATCAAATATACTTCTTCAATCATAACTACTATAATTTATTTACGTTCAATCAAAAAGATATTCAATTATCAAAAACATTTCTAACTATATGAATAGAGTGTAAGAAGCATTTATATTCTAAATCCAACTTCCACCACCGCGTGGCTGAGGTCGGGTATCCATCGTTCCGCGTAGTCCTCCGCCGCCTCCCGCGCCTCCTCCCCCAGGAGCCAAACGCGAATACTCGGGTTGTTGAGGTGGAGCGCGATAAACAGCCTGTGCTGCGAATTGAGGTGGCGTTCCAACAGGAGCATATTGCTGAGGTTGAGGCATGGTCTGACCGCGCTGTGAGCCGCTAGGCATAGCCCCGCCACCCATCGCCCCACCATACCCCGCACCGCCCATCCCGCCGCCGCCGCCGCCGTAGGAGGGCTGACCCCCCACAACCGTATTCTGTTGCGTTTGTTGATTTTGGATATCCATTTGCCTCTTCTGCTGTAACTGTTCCAACGAAACACTCCCCACCTTATCCGGAGAATAATTGTCTGGTGGTGTTTCTATTTTATCCACGGTATCAATCGTCGCGTAATTATAAAGCTGTCGCATACCACCATTCCCCTTCGCCGAGAGTTCGTCCGCACTCTGGTCCAGAAAACTGTAATTATCAGATGCCACGCCAAAGCCCCCCATACTTTCACGTCCGAGTGAAAACGCATTCGGCTCGCCGTTGAATCCGGTTGCTTCATTATTGAGCGCGACATTTTTAGGCTGAAAATGCTGTAAGATCTGTTCGCCGTATAACACCATGTGCCCTTTATTCAGGAGCAACAACGCGGGGACGCGATTCACTTGGGGAGGGAGGAGGACTCTTTCGCCGGTCTCTGTTAGGATGTACCAAGCTCCGCTTCCATTCGCAGCACGCACACGTTTATCAATACAAAGAAAATGAATGTCGTCTTGAACGCGTGATTTAGACAAAGCGGTTAAAACACTTTTACACCGGTCGCAGGAATTACTGTAATATATGATTGACGACATATTCTCTATTACTAAATAAATAATAAGTTTTTATGTGTTTTTTGAACGCATACGATAAAATTGATTACAAATCATTATAATAATATAATATAAACCGTTCAACTATTGTTATTCAACGAAAATATGTCATCTGCTGCGTCCGCGTCTGCGCCTTTCCATTCAGCGCCCGCTGTGTCTAAATATATCCCCCGCATCGTGTCAAAAACCGACGAAAATGGCCAGCTCAAATTCACCATCGACAAAATCAACGTGTCGCTGGCCAACGCCATTCGTAGGGTCATTTTGAGCGACATTGCGACTCTCGTTTTTAGAGTGTATCCTCATTCTGAATGTCGTTCAACTATAACCGTAAACACCAGCCGTATTCATAATCAAATACTGAACCAACGCCTCAGTTGCATACCCATTCACATCACCGACCAAGATTTTCCGTATAAAGATTACCAGCTCGAAGTAAATGCCGTAGCCGACGGCAACGAAATCCGCTACGTCACCACGAAAGACTTCAAACTCAAAAACAAGACCAACGGCAAATACCTGACTGATATCAAGGTCCGCGAAATATTTCCACCCAACGCCATCAGTGGCGATTACATCGAGTTCGCCCGCCTCCTCCCGAAGATGACCGAATACGGCGAACCCGAGCAACTAGTAATGACATGTGAACTTGATATCGGCACAGCCAAAGAAGACGGCGCATTCAATGTCGTGTCTACATGCGCCTACCAAATGACGATGGACCCCGCGAAAGTCGATGAAGCATGGCGCATCAAGGAAGCCGAGCTTGTGAAGGAAGGTGTAGCCGCCGTGGGCAGCGAAGAGATGAAAGCCCAGCGCAAGAATTGGTCACTCCTCGACGCACAACGCTTCACGAAAGAGGACAGTTTCGATTTCGTCGTGGAAACGGTGGGTGTATTCACGAACGCGGATATTGTGAGCAAGGCAGCGCAGATCATGATTAACAAATGTACGAAGTTCATCCGTGATATCGAGAGTGGCGAGAACCATATTATTCCCACGGTAAGCACGATTCAAAATGGCTACGACATCGAACTGAAGGGAGAGGATTATACATTAGGCAAGGTTCTCGAATTCTTCCTTCATGACAAGCACTACGCGGAGGACCAGACTGTCACCTACTGCGCATTCCGCAAGATTCACCCGCACAATCCGGATAGTATGATACGCGTCGGGTTCGCAGAGACCGTTGGTGTAGATGAAGGGATTGTGGCGGAGTATATTACGACATGCGCGCGGGATGCGATTGCGGTGTTTGAACACATCCGCGACCAGTTCAGGGAGTATTAAGCGGAATGAAATGAAATGGAGCCCCCCCCCGAATGAATTGTATTTTTATTATTTTTAGTATATCTTTACTACATATAATAATGCCTCCATCGCAGGCGATTCGTCAAGCCGAAAAGGACCGGTTCGGCGAAGTATTCACCCCGCCCGTAATCATCAACGCGATGCTTGACAAGTTACCGCGAAGCGTATGGACCGACCCCGCGAAAAAATGGCTTGACCCTGCCGCAGGGTTCGGGAATTTCTTCATAGAAGTCTATCCTCGTCTAATGAAATCTCTCGAACGCGTCATTCCAAACCCATCCGAACGCCGCCGCCATATCTTGACTCAAATGTTGTATATGGTGGAGTTTAATCCAGAAAGTTGCGCACGAATCCGAGAGAATCCGATGTTCTTTGATGACGACGCACACGTAAATCTATTCTGTGGTGATTTTTTAGACGATACGGTCGGGATAATCACAGAGGGACCACCAGATCATTTCGATATCATCGTAGGCAATCCGCCTTTTAACGCTGAACAAACACACGAAGGAAAAAAAGGGGGTGGTGCTATCCTCTGGCCAAAATTCGTAGAGAAGTCACTGTGCGGCGACCTACTTCAAACCGACGGTTATCTTCTCTTCATTCATCCCGCGCTATGGCGTAAACCGCCTTCGGATCGGTCGTCGTCGTCGTCGTCGCCTGTAAACACACTATTCCATAAGATGACACACAAAAATCATATGTTATACTTGGAAATACATAACAAACTCGACGGGAAACGGGACTTTGGTGTTCAGACAAGATACGATTACTACATTATACAAAAACGAAGACCTAGTCGCGACAGCGGGTATTTGACACGTATAAAAGACCAAACTGGCCGAATTCATGAATCCGTCGATTTATCCGCGTGGCATTTTTTTCTACCGAATCATAGTTTTGAAATCATACAATCTCTACTGTTTTCGTGGCCGACGCCGCCCTCGGATTCACAACAAGCACATGATATTACTATGACTAATACCATGGTTTTATTTAGTCGTTGCCAGTATGGTTCGGATCAGCCGTGGGTGAGTGCTACGCAGGATGATCGTCATATACATCCCGTTGTTCATTCGACACCGAAGGCGGGACCTCGCGTGATGTGGTCATCAAAACGCAATACGATGTTTGGAGTGCCGAAAGTAATATTTGGCGAGTCTGGTATTCATGACGTGATTATTGATATTGAGGGGAAGTATGGAATGACACAAGGGGCGATCGGATTAAAAATAATACACGATGCTGCTACCACCGCTATACTCGACGCAGAGGCCCGACAAATGAAGCGAGTTCTTGAATCTCCGGAATTTCATACGATATTGGACGCGATGTCGTTTTCCAATTTTCGTATCGACTGGCGGATGTTTCTTTATTTTTGTCCTGATTTCTATAAAAAAGTGTTAGTATCATAATACACATACAATTTCTTACTGTTCTTATTTTACTCGTTACGTATGCTATGCTGCTGCTGCTGCTGCTGCTTGATGCTGCTGTTGAGTTTGAGATGCTTATTCTGGTGGTATAGTAGTGTATTCGTGTCGAGATTGTTGTTGTGTAAATATCGATTCTTCGGGCTGATACATCGTGAACTCGCTGCCTTCTGTGAGTCGAAACAAGTTAGAGAATGCGAACATCGACATGATCCTCCACGCCGAAACAGAGATGTCGCGCAACTCAAGAAATGCCCATACAACTGGGTCGCGATTTTCTGCGTCAAATTTTGAAAAGAAGTTGTAAATGTCTGAAATCACGATATTCTCGGCCCTCAGTTGTTTCTCGCGATTTGTTTCTGAGTGAGGTCTGTCTTGTGTAGTCATCGCATTAACATGAATGACAGATGTTTCGACGTGACGAGACAGGTTCTCGAAACGACCATAAAGTTTTCCACTTGCGATGAGGAATGTTGCGACAAGTTGATTTTCTGGGCGACGGATGTAATTGTAAGTTGTTGTCCTCGGCGATGATGATGACCTCTGTAACGGCGGCGGAAATACACTTGGAGTGCTGTCGTCTTCAAAGTACTCTGATTCTGGTGTCTCTTCGCCGCAGCTGATACCGCCTTCTTCTAGATCGCCGCTGTATTCTTCGGTATTATACGTTTTGCCCCATTCGAGGTCTTCTTGTTCTTCTTGATACCTGCGTGCGATAAGTGAAATCATTTGGATAGTTCGGTTCAAGAATGCGAGCTCTTTCGCCATAATAAGTGCCAAGGTTGCGTTGTCGCGGCAGAGGTCGCCATTCTCGGTAACAGAGGAGGATGATGTGGTCGTCGTCGTCGTCGTCGTCGTCGTCGTCGTCGTCTTTGCGTATTGAGCCGCAGCAGATAGAACACGTCCGGAAATGATGCTGTTGATGTCACGACGCTCGATTTCGGCTTCCAGCTGACGAATGTTTCTGAATATAGGAGTTCCGTCACGAAGATTGTTTCGCATCGCGGTAGCGTATTTCAACGCTGCGTATTTTATTTTGTCTACGTCCGAAGTAAAGAGTCCGGGAAGATTCATCATGGCCCTGATAGTATTGTGGATATCGCCGTTCTTTAAGAAGGAGAACATGGTTGTCGTTGTTGTAGTTTGCTTGATCGCTGTAATTGGGGAGTAAGATGAAAAAACATTTCAATTTTTTCCACGGAGGGAAGAAATCGTTCCTCATGGGAATGTCAATTTTTGTTCCTGCGGAAGAATCGTATAATTTTATAGTATGAATTTACATATAATGTCGATGTCAATGTTTCAAACAGACAAAAGTGCGCATGTTCATATTTTTCCGATTACAATCACACTAGGTCAATCCGCGTCATTTCGTTGTATTATTTATACTCAAAATCCCAAGGATTGTATTCATCAATCTTATTATTTAGAAGGAACAGATTACGCAAATTGGGGTTCAAATGATGATTATATAAAAAATTGGATTTGCGATAAAGAACCGTATATTGGACGTCCACTTCAAATATGAAAAATCCGAGGTTTAGAAGAGGTTCTATTATTGAAGGACGAATCAATCGTTGATATGAAATAGTCAAATATCCAAAACCGAATATGTTGCACTAATTCAAGAGTAAGCGCTATGTGGAAATAAATACATGTAAATATATATAAACATAACACCGTTCATTTCATTATACAATTATTTTATTAAATAACTCAATTATTTTACAATATACAAATTGTATAATGTCCCAGTCTGACGCGTCATCCTACGTACATGAACAAAATACGCGTCAGTCAGACCACTCCAAACTGCTCCAAGGTCTCACCGACGCCATCGCGGATTACCACATGATAGAAGGTGGTTCATTTCAACTTACACATCAAGTAGCACGTCTTCGCGAACTCGTATATAAGACATCACCCAAATCAATTATGGAAATCGGTTTTAACGCGGGTCATTCCGCACTCCTTTTCCTCGCAATCACGCCACCAGAGACGAAAGTCGTCAGTTTCGATTTGGGCGAGTATGCCTATGTATTCGCAGCGAAGCGTTACATCGACGCGGTGTTTCCGGGGCGTCATACACTCGTTACGGGTGACAGCACAACTACCGTCCCAAAATACGAAGAACAGGTCGCTCATCGAATGAAAAACCCCTTCACCGCACCGCCACTCCGGTTCGATCTCATTTTTATCGACGGCGGTCATCAGCGAGATGTTCCGTTGAAAGATATTCTGAATTCGCAAAGGTTGGCGGCAGGACCGCATACCATCGTCGCAACGGATGATATATGTCGTGTGCCTGAACGTCATGCGCATTATACGGTCGAACCTACAAAGGCATGGGACCAAATGGTAACAGCCGGTATGATCGAAGAACACGGATTCGATGATTATTACGATCTAATGGTAAAGGACCATATCATCAATGACGAATGCCGGTCTCGTGGTATGGCATGGGGTCGGTATTGTTTTACAGGTCAACAACAGTCGTCATTGTCATCGTCATCGTCGTCGTCATCGTCGTCGTTCGAAATGATCCGGTATAAGTATTATCAGAACAGTAGCAAATACATGGACCGCAAACAGATGCTTCAGGAAATCCATAATCAGCATCATTATCATAAAGATCACGAAAAGCTCGTCGCGATCGCGGACATGTATTTGGATTATTTTCCGACGTATGACAAGCGCGACACCAATTACGTCCGATTTTACCGCGCGAGCTCGAATTTTACGCTGAACCCGCAAACGGCGATCAAACAATTCGAAGAAATCGTAGATACACCGTCTCCTTCACCATCGAATGCCCCCAACGGCGTGAACGACAGCGAGTCCGAACTGCCGGATTTTATCAAAGAATCATCGGTCGCGAATCTTGGTATGTTATACCCAGCCGATCCTTGCGCCGAAATCCCGAAAATCATCCACCTTCTTTATTTCGGCGAGACCGAGTTTTATAATTTCCATTATCGGTGTATTCATTCGATGATACAATATATGCCCGATTATGAAATCCGAATTTATAATGCGAGAGAACCAACTGACGAGAATGTTTACTGGCAGGACATAAAGGCGCATCCTCGCGTCAGGATTCACAAGATGGACGCCCCACAGTTTTACGATGGATTCGAATTAAAGCATTTCCAGTATAAGGCGGATGTCGCGCGTCTTGAATTATTATATGAGCATGGCGGTGTTTATTTGGACATCGATATGTTGATTATTCGCCCATTCCATGATGTATTCGCGTCGGGTCATTCGTTTTATATTAGCGAAGAACGTGAGGGTGCCAACGGTCGAGGAAGCGGTCCACTCATCAACGCGTTTTTAGCAGCGAAACCGAAGAACGAATTTATCAAATTATGGTTGAATGAGTTCAAGTCGGGGCTACGTTTGGGAATTTGGGCACATCATATACGGGATTCAAACAAACAACTGCTGGAAAGACATCCGCATTATACACATAAGTATAGGATTCGCGTATTGGAATGGAAGATGTTTATGCCGCTTCACTGGCAGGATACTGAAGCGTTTATTCAGTCGGAGATCGTGCCTTACGAGTTCCCGCCAGAGTCATATGGCACACATTTATGGGAGACGATATTAGGGGACGTTATGCGTAAAAACGAGTTTCTTCAAAAGCAAAAGATGGAGCTTCAAATTTACAATCCGCCGCCGAAGGCCGCCGAGGCCGCTGAGACCGCTGAGACCGCTGAGACCACCGATGAAGAAGACGAGCTAGCGATTTATCCAGAGTATTCTCACCCTTTTCGAACCGATCAATATTTCGATAAATATGTTGTAAAAGGAAAATATGGCGGTTACTTTATTGATATTGGCGCGGGTGATGGCTCGGCAAACTCTGGAAGTTATTTTTTCGAGAGATATCGGGAATGGCGCGGCCTCTCGGTGGAACCGGCCAAAATTTACGAAACCGCACTTCGCGCCACCCGAACAATACCGGTATTTGCTGCTGTATCAAATGTAACATCATCATTATCAAATGGAAGTGGGCGCGGTGCGATATTCTATGAATCTCTCGATCCGGCATGTAGCGGACTAAAAAGCGCACTTGAAAACAACAAGTATGGACAAGAATGGTCGCGCACCGGTTTTAAATCGTATAAAGTAGATACGATTACGCTGTATGATTTATGTTGTAAGTATTCTGCGCCGGATTATATTGATTATTGTTCGATTGACAGTGAAGGAAGTGAATATGACATACTATCGACATTTTTCGAAGAGAACGCGTCGTCGTCGTCATTCCTCGATGATTCATGTATTCAAAACGACGGCGAAATTACAATCACTGTTATAAATCGGACGTTTACAATCGGATTTTTTAGTATTCACGTTAGTTCTGATGCCATTTATCAACGAATTCGTAATATAATGAAACAAAATAATTATATTGAGACGGAGAATCCATATCACTCTGTCATTGTGATTCCGCGAACATCATCAAAGACACATGAATCTATGAAATACTTCAAACTCCATGACGATAATAGTGAATATCCGCCATCGAGTGAGCGTTCTTTATCGTCGATTTCATCGAGCGCAAACTTCACACCACAGGCGCTACATACACCGCCGTCTTCTCCGGAAATGTCGTGTGTGACAAAAATCACGACAGACCCGGCTTCGGCGTCATTCCTGAAAGAACCCCCATTTGCGGAAGAGGTCGTCGTGATATGTCTTCATGAACGCCCTGAACGAACAAAATATGTAAGCGAACATCTGACAACGCACGGCATTCCACATTCGATTTTACTCAATCATATTTACACAGAGGATACAAAAGTCGGTTGTTTTCGGTCGCATATTAACGCAATACGATACGCCCAAGAGAAAAATCTCTCGTCGGTCCTCATTCTAGAAGATGATGTATTGATCCGAGAAAATATTCGCGAACTCTCGACAATTCCATTTCCATCTAACGGGAATTGGGACATATTATACTTTGGCGGTATCTTGACGAAATACGATGGAATCGACGAATCCCATAAATGGGTGAAAGGGACGATATGGTGTAATCATGCTTATCTCGTGAAAGAACACATGTATGCGCCGATTCTTCATTTGGTAGATACATTTCCCGATTTACCTGATTTGGAACGACGAAATATCGATTATATGTATACAGAGTATATTCAGCCGAAGTATCAGTGCTGGCTGGCGAATGAACAATATATCATTCAAAAGGAAGGATATAGTGAAGTGGATGGGCGTGTGAAATGGAAATCGGGGTTCGATTGGTCAACGTTTTCGATGAAGGTCGTGTAGGTATAGACACCGCATCGCCAGTGCGAGCTTACGGAAATTGCGGCGGAATATCGATCATTTCAAAATGCCCGCGATGAATGTCGTTGACGGCGTGACTCGGCTCTCGCACCATTTCGAATCCAGCCTGATAAAACGGATGTGGAAATAGGTCGAACGCATCGATATAACCGCGAAAATCCATTTCAAGTAACCACATATCGAGAGGTGTTTTCATAAATAATGCTGTATCGGTTTCCACCGCTTCTAATAATCGTTTCGCACCACGTTGACTTATCACGTAAGCTCCCGCGGTGCGAAATAATGGCGTAAACCAGACATTACGCGGTCCTTGAATAACTGCCGGCGAGAGATTTCGACGTTTGTATATTCCCGGAATGATGGATTCGCGATGATAGTATGTTGCGAGAGATTCTCTCGTCGTTTGTTGATAATCGTAATAAGGTGGCGGCGTGGCTCCATCAATATCGTAATTGGGCGTCCATTGCCCTCCAACATACATCAAATCAAACTCAAATCCTTGCGTCGATACTCCGCGTGATAGTTTATCTGTCAATTCTTTGTATCGCGCCCTAGATGTATCGGTGAACATGACGTCATCCTCAAAGATAAGAAGATGCTCATATCTGCGTCCGTCTTTCCTGCGTCTCTCTGTATGTTCTTTCCATAATGAATAATGACTTAATGAACAACCGACTTCACCTAATACGCGGTGTTGATTTCGTATTGTATCTAATAAATCCGAGAATTGAAAGTAATGTTTCGAGAGATTTTTTCCATCAATCGCCGAAAATCTACGAAACATGATGGGAGCTTTATTATAAAGATATGACATACGATCTGGTCGTCTGTCTAAATTGATGACGGCGATATCAAAGTCGTCAATACGATTATCGTCTGTTGGTTCCATGTAATATAATACTATGTGAATACATCGATTTATACTGTTTCTTTTTTATCCTTCTATAATATCCATCGCCATACTCCTTCTTTTCTTTAGGAAACAATATTAAACCGTTTATTCGTATTATAAATACCATCATTCATATCATCACATTATCATCACATGTCTGCTACTACTTCTGATTCTTCTCTGACAACAACGACTGTAGCGTCGCCGTCGTCCGGAGTTGTAAAGCCTCATGTTGTCGAACCGTTATTGGAAGAAGATCAGAACCGGTTTGTTCTTTTTCCGATTAAGGATGCCGCAATTTGGAACATGTATAAAAAACAGGTGGATTGTTTTTGGCGCGCGGAAGAAGTCGATCTTACGAAGGATATCGCACAATGGAATTCGTTGAATCATGACGAGAGATATTTCATTTCGATGATTCTCGCATTTTTTGCGGCAAGTGACGGAATTGTCATGGAGAATTTGGCGCAACGATTTATGTCGGAGGTTCAGTTGGCGGAAGCCCGCGCATTCTACGGATTTCAAATCGCGATGGAGAATATTCATTCACAGATGTATAGTATCCTTATTGATACATATATCAAGGACGCGACAGAGAAGGACCGATTATTCAACGCAATCCAGAATTTTCCTTGTATCAAGAAGAAGGCCGATTGGGCTCTGAAATGGATTGGTGATAAACGTAGCACGTTCCAGACGCGACTTGTTGCGTTCGCATGTGTAGAAGGAATTTTCTTTTCTGGCGCATTTTGCTCGATTTACTGGCTGAAGAAACGCGGACTGATGCCTGGTCTCACGTTCAGTAACGAACTCATATCTCGCGACGAGGCGCTTCATACGGAGTTTGCGGTGCTTTTATACACGAAGATGGTGAAGAAGATTCAGCGTCATCGTGTGTATGAGATTGTGCGTGATGCGGTAGAAATCGAGAAGGAGTTTATCTCGGATGCTCTGCCTTGCCGTCTAATTGGCATGAACGCGAAACTCATGTGCCAGTATATCGAGTTTGTTGCGGATAGACTCGTCCTTCAACTAGGGTATGATAAAATCTATAATGCCACCAATCCGTTTGATTTCATGGAGATGATAAGCCTCGCTGGAAAGACGAACTTTTTCGAGCGACGGGTAGGGGAATACGCGCTGGCGGAGAAGAAGGTGGCGGATGATGTATTTGAGTTTAATGCGGATTTTTAGACGTTCGATGTGATGACAAAAATATTCGATTCAAAATTGTAAAAATCCATGAAATGTTGAAATTCATGGATTCTAATGGGTGGTATTTTATGTTTCAAGGTCAAAACTGCCGAAAATATTTCGTTTGACAACGGGTTTATTTCCAAAGTTTGGATTCTGGTCGCCAACCAAATCATGTTTCAATGACAAAATTGCCGAAAATATTTCGTTTGAAATGGCCGAAGGCTAGAAAAAACGAGAGATTTTGACTACATGGTTTTTGGACATTTTAAAAATGTCCATTTTGATGTTTGCACGCCGTCAATTTTAAACGCGAAATTAAAAAACACAAAAATTAGAGTTGTGACCATTATGCTCATAAAACACATTTTCACCCCCAAAAAAATGTGACTGAACTTTTTTGGGAGTCGGTTTGTTGTAGGCATTCACGCCCATTTAGGATAATTATTGTATGGTGTATTTGTAACAATGGCTACTGAAAAAAACTCCAAAAAAACTCCAAAATTTTCATGCGAAAAGTGTGACTTTAAATGCTGTAAACAAACAGAGTTCAATCGACATATTGTTACGAACAAGCATATTCGACTACATGATTCTCAAAAAATCTCCAATACATCCAATACATCCAATACATCCAATACATATATTTGTAAATGTGGTAAGAAATATGTTCATCATTCTAGTCTGGCAAAGCATAAACGAACCTGTAATACATTACATATATCATCAATTGAAACAACTACAACTCAAAAAGAACCGGCTAATATTGTTATATCCCAAGAAATGTTTATGGAATTATTACAAGACAATCGAGAGATGATGAAAATCATAAAATCATTAGCAGAAAAATCAAATATTAGTAATAGCACAATAAACACCAATAGCAATAATAATACTAACAACAGCAACAACAATAACACCTTCAATATGAATATGTTCCTCAACGAAAAGTGTAAGGATGCTATGAACATGAAGGAATTTGTGGATTCTATCCAATTGAACATGACCGACATGGAGAATATGAACAGGTTTGGCTATGTGGAGGGCATGTCGAATATCTTCATCGACAATCTGCGGAAAACCGACCTATACAAGAGACCGGTTCATTGTAGCGACGTAAAGCGTGAAACATTATATGTGAAGGATAACAACCAGTGGGAGCGCGACGATCCTGATCACTCAAAAATGATGAACGCGGTCCTTGCGGTGGAACACAAGAATGTTGTTTTTGTAAATGAATGGGCGAAAGCCAATCCACTGTGTCTGAATAGCACCACCCGAGAGAACGAGAAATACATCAAGATGTCCCGGATTGTAACGGATGGTGAAAAGGAGGGGAATATCGATAAGGTGATACGGAAAGTAGCGAAGAGTGTGGTGATTGAAAAATCTACATGAACAAAGCACGCATTCCAAAATGTCGATTGGTTAAAGGATTTTGATGATTCGACGACCGCTGTAATGGTATCAATATATCAGCATGTTGTTTTATATTTTGATAAATACGCCCGTTATTGGGTGTCACCCCTGCCGCCGCTGCCGCCGCCTCTGCCGCAATCTTGTTTTGTTTTTCTTGTTCTGTTATTATCAGGCGGTCTTGGGGTATAGTCATACCTACTATATTTCGGCGCATATTTCGTTCGCCAAACATCATAAAAGGCATTTTTGATTGAATCGGAACATTTAATGTATTTACACCGATGTCGCCACTGGAGTTGGCGTTTATTTTACGCATATTTTGCTGACCTACCGCCGCTGCCGCCGCCGCCGCTGCTTCCGATGCGGACGGGGCATGAATCGAATGAATCTTCTTATTCGCGTCGATAATGTATTCACTCTGTAGTTGTTTAATATTACGAACTGCTTGTAAAGGAGAAACCCGTATTTTATTTACTTTATCTAATGACTGTTCTTCGAAGTTAAGTTGTGAGTAATGAATAAACGTATCGAATGAATCTACATCGACCATATGTGTATCATCGTATTTTACATGGACTACATTCGTGAGTTTCGACAAGCCATCGGTATTATTCGGCATAATCGACGTAGCCAATTCATCACGGCAAATAAGACGTTTCATTCCGTCGGCGAATTGAAGGATGTTTTTATCGCCAATCGTATAAAAATTACTTCGATCGACTGTAAGACCGAATTGTTTGGCTCGTTCGTTGATGAGATTATCTTCACCGCCCCACGCCCAGTAATTTGGGAACCCGTTAATTCTCTCGAAATCGACGCCGCGAATCGAAAATATTCCGCCGAGTGCGAATTGAAATCCATAAAAATGCTTGATGACGCCATAATCGGTATAATAATTCAATATGTTTTTATCATAAGGTAATGTATCGACGTCATTAAAAATGAAGATGATATCTTTGTAATGATTTGGGAAGGCCTCTTTTAATGCTAAAAACCCTATATTTTTCATGGCACCGCGATTAAAGGGACGTTTATCATTTTGATGAATGAAGTAAAATGTCCAATCTTCGCGGGGAATATCCTCCATAATTTTATAGATGTATGTGCTGAAAAAGACACGATGTGGTTCGCGATCGCGATAGGGGACGATAAACACATATTTGGGGATGTGTGTATTAGGAAGTGATGTTTCTTCGTCCATGTCTAAAATAGAGTAACGAATATAATATCATATTATAAGAAAAATATGATATTATAACGGTCACCCACCGGCGACGATTTCATTTCGGCGCATATTTATCAATTATCATCTTCGGAATCAGTCTTTCGCGCATATCGTATAATTTTTTGTAGCATTTGTTGATCGTAACCTCGCTCATATCGCTAATCCGATTGACGTCTTTCTTCGTGATGGGAAGGTGACACATACATGCGACGAAGTAGATAATTCCTGATGCGATACTATGGGGTGTATTTTCCGGAATCAAGTTCTGTTTTTCGATCATGACCGCGATAAACTGACATAATTTGGTGAGTTCATCGTTGATAGCGAGACGGCTACAATATCTCTCGATGAATGCTTCCGGCTTTGTCTTACAGAAGTTCGTTTTCTCGGAGTTGTCTAAATTGGATTCAAGTTCGTTTATAATACTGACCGCATTTTTACATCCTTTTGTTGCGCTGGTATTGTCAAGATTGAATATATTCGCGATTTCTTTGGGTGTGCGCGGGCAGTTATGTATTTTACATGCGATATAGATGGATGCGCCGACGACGCCATCTCGGTTCAGGCTCCGGAATGTTTTGTGTTCAGAAATGCGTTTATGAACACGGAGAGCTTCGTCGATAATCATCTTTGAAATCCCCTTATTTTGCGCGAGGGTGGTAATTTTCTGGAACATGTCGTATTGTGCCTTCTCTCGATACGGCATCGATTGCCATTCGGTGTAACGGCGGATTTTCATCATGTCTTGAGAATAGGAGCCGCCCTCGCACATGACTTTACAACCATAGGATGATTCTTTGAGGAGCGGATTAACGGGCATACCACACCGTGTTGGGTCGTTATTTTGATTGTCATCTGCTCCATAGTAACGCCATTCTGCGGTTTGATCGAGAGATTCATCCTTATAAAGAATACTACATGCTGGATTTTTACATGTGAGGAAACCGTCATCTGTAAGAACGACATCACTTGAGCATACTTCGCATTTCTCTCGAATTCCTGATTTGCGATAGAGGCATTCAACATCCGTTTCGGATTTGATGAAGAGTGCTGACATTCGTTTTATAGGAAATGCCCGCGACTGTATTGGATGATGATCTGCGACGTCGAGAGAATCATCGCAGGTTTCTGTCACAAATCCGCCGCCCCTCGATGATGTTTGTTTCGGTGATTGTTGTATTGTTTCCGGAATATTGAGTGTCGATGTGTTTATTGATTTTGTATCTTCTTGGTCTTCAGTAATATTTGTATACTCTTTAATTATTTCTGGCATAAAATCTTCCTCGATTTTCATCCATATATTCTCTTTTACACGTTTGTTTTTTTTCGTTTCATTTTTTGGATGGGTGGTTGCTGGATAGCGATAATGTCGCACGCCGTTACCGTTGCTACCGCTGCTGCCACAGCCACAGCCGCCGCCTTGAATAGAAGTAGGAATAAACACACCATGACACGAAGT